AGGATCTTCCATCTGACATGGATGCAAATTCAAGAAAGAAAGGATTAATATTAGTTTTTGAACAGCAAAAGTTAGAAGCTGAAATGGCAAAAATGAATAAGAATTTAAAGTCTTATAAAACAAAAGAGGCCAGAGTAAAAGAAATAAAAGAATCAATTGGACAGTTAGGTACTAATCAAGCCAAAGCTAATACCAATTTTAAAAATGAGACTGAAGGAATTCAAGAATCTGTTTTAGTTACAGAAGAAGATGCCACAAAATCTTTACAAGATAAGGGGGTGCAAAACCCTACAGTTGAACAAATTAAAACCGAACAAGATGCCTTACAAAAGCAAAGCACAACAAGCCTGGATGCGCAAGAATCTTCCACAGGTAGCGAAACGGTGGGACAAAATTTATCCAACGAGCAGTCTACCAACGAGGGTGACACCACGAGTGAAAACGAGAATGAAACGGAGACCGAAGAGGAAGTAAGTAAAGAAGAACAAGATGATATTGATACCTTTTTTGGTGAGACAGTTTTAGATGACGTTGAAAATACCTCAGATAATTTATCTATAAACCGTAAACAAAAAGAAGGAGGTACAGAGATAAAAAATACGTCTTTAGCAGCAGCTGTAGTTAATAAAGCAAAGAAAGCTGCTCGTTCAATTGCAAAACTTGCTCCTGAAGTAAAAATGGTATTACATGATACTCAGGCTGAGTATGAAAAATACGCAACAAAAGGTAGTCGTGGTTACTACAATCCAAATAGTAAGGTTATACATATTAATTTAACCAAAGCTAAAGGTAATACGGTAGCACACGAAGTCTTTCATGCTGTGTTTTTAGAAAAAATATCAGGTGGAGATATCCAAGCTCAATTAGCTGCTAAAAAATTAATAACAGCTGTAAGAAAAACTTTACCAGCTGACTCTATGTTATCTAAAAGAATAGATAAGTTTGCGCAAAATTATGATGAAAATATTAAGAATGAAGAGAAATTAGCTGAATTGTTTTCATTAATGTCTAATGAATATAAAACATTAAAGAAGCCAGCAAAAAACAAAATTATTGAATTTATAAGATCGATGGCTTCTAAGTTAGGGGTTACTATTCCTGGTGGATTTGGTAAAACAGACGAGTCAGTTATTGATTTCATGAACACGTTTTCTAAAAAAGTAAGAACAGGAACAGAGATTACTGAAGGTGATGTAGATATTTTAAATAAAATAGATAAAGAGTTAGATGTAGAGCAAGAACAAGGTGATTCTGGGCAAGTTGGTACTTTTACTTTTGAAGGTAGAGAATCAAAAGCTCCAGACATCAATACAGATACCAGATCTTATGCGGAAAACATTATTCAAAAAGATTTACAAGATTATGAGGGGCAAAACTTTGTGACTAACATGTATGATTTTACTAATGCTGGACCAACTGACATTGGGGCTGGTATTGTATTAGACTTATATGGAGGTAAAAATTATGTTGCTGACATGATGGAAAAAGCTGGATCTAAAATAGGAGAGGTTTCTAATCTTGCTGCTTTTAATAGTAAAGAAAATGCTGAAGGATTTATTAAAAATGCTATTGAAGGTGATGCAAATTTATTTTCTCCACACGTAGGTACTAAAGAAGGTTCTTGGCAGTTTCAACAAAACATTTTTGCTCAATTAACTGAAAAATTATTAGATAATAATGTTATAACGAATGAAGAGTTAATTGAAAGTTTCAATAGTGGCTTAACCAGTAAGGATGGTAAAGAAGCTTTAAAGATATTTAATGAAAAAAATAAAACAAACCTTACTAACTTAAATGATTTTATAGAAAATCCTAAAAAATTAGTTGAACTCTTAGATATTGATAATAATTATTCACCAGATTTAAGAAAAATATTAAACGATAAAATAGCTGCCAATAAAAAAGTTCAAAAAGCTTTAGGTGTTAAAAATAAAATTGAATTTGCTGAAAAATTAGAAGATCCTATGAATGTAGGTAGCAAGCCTTTTGATTTAATTGGTGTTATAGAGTTTGATAATACTACTTTTGAAACACCCTCAAGACCAAAAAAGGGAGATGCTGATTATCATCCTTCTTTTGCATGGACAGTAAAAGCAAAAATAAAAGCAATTGTTCAACCTACTAATTTTTATCAAAGTACTGAAGCTACGGATTCTTATACTAAGTTTAATAAAGATGAGGTAGTTGTTTCTACAAAAACTGATCTTAAAGATTCAAAAGGAAAGTCTGTAGAAAAGTTATATAAAATAGCTCTTAAAGACACCAGGAAATATAGAACAAACAAACAAGGTAAAAAAGTAATAGCATCAGGTAAAGCTCCATTCTCTGGTACATTTGAAGATTTTCAAAAAGGTAGGTTTAAAAGTTCAAACGTATCAAGTAGTGCAGGATCAGGCCCTAAAGTAGCTACTGTAAAATCAGAAATAAGAGAAGGTAGAGAGCAGCAAGCAGTAAAAGACGTATACAAGTCTAATCCTAAACTAAATAGCATTGGTACTTTACAACAATATAATGAATACTTAAAAACCATATTCCCTAATAGTCAAGTAAAAGATTTTGTTTATCATGGTGGTAACGAAAATATACAACAATTTAGTAAAGAAAAATTAGGAGAAACAACAAAAGCAGATAGTGCTAAACTTGGATTCTTTTTTTCTAACAATAAAGACGTATCTCTTACTTATATTGAGAGATATTATTTGGAAGCAATTGGAGAATTAAAAGTAAAGGTTGATGAGTTTAATGAAACATACAAGAAATTAAGAGAAAGCACAAAAAATGAGTATTCAGAATCTGCTGATTTGTATGTAAAAAGTAAAAGATTATTAACTCAAATATTAGATTATATAAAAAAACTACTAAACGACAAATTTATTACAAGTTCTGAATTATATAAAAAACAACTTAAAAAAGCTCAAGAAGCATCTAAAAAGTTTGAAAACTTTTCAAGAACAGCGAGAAAACCTTCTTTAGAAATTTCTATGGTTTCTGATGAACAGTTAGCTAAAAACTACGCTGTAAAAGTTAGGCAAATTGAAAACAAGCAACTATACACAGTACTATTGGATATCAAAAATCCATTTAAAGCTAACATCCGAGATAACAAATATGGGGGTAGATTTTTTGTAGACTCTGTATCTGAAGCTGTTAAAAACAATAACGATTCAGCTATTTTAGAAGATGTTTATGACGTTAACACAACCCCTAAAGAGTTAAAAACAGACAGAGATAAGTATGTGGGTAATGATTATGTGGTATTTGAAAGCAATCAAATTCATATACTTGGTTCTAATAAAGACATAAAAGACTTTAAAGATTTTAAATCACCCTCAAGACAGGGTAGAGAGCAGTCTACTGAGCAACAAATAAAAGATCAAACTGGAATGCCAGCAAGCGGCTATTACAGCGCTCAAGCTATGGTCTCTGACATACAACGTCAGTTTAATAGAATTGGTCCAGGATACACAGCTAAAAGAGCTAAAAAAGGCGCTTATGGAGGCGGTGGAGGTGTTTTTGTGAATGGCCCTAAAGGAAGAGTTAAAAACCCTACTCGAAGAGGTCGTCAGCAAGTAATGGATAATGAAGATGATATATTAAGAATCATTTATGCTGGTAGACAAGAAGGTGGATTTCCAGATGCTGCAATATTAGATTATTTGAAACGAAGAAAAAGAAAGGTTGATGGTAAAACTAAACCAGCCTTTACAGCTAAAGAAATAAGTAGCGCATTTAAAGTTGTACAAGATGAGGCATTTGATTCTTACATGTTTAGAGAGTACCCTAAAAGTTTTAATGATTTAAAAGGTGGTTTTTTAGCTGGTCTTAAATTAATGAAAAAGGTTGACAACTACTATAAAAAATTAGTTGAAAAAAACAATTTAATAAAAAAAAGAATAAAGAAAAATATAAAAACTAAAGAAGTTCCTTTATCCGAAGAGCAACTTAATTTAAAAGTTTTAGATTTCTTTATGGATCAAGCTATTTATAAAAGTGCAGGTGTTAAAGGTAAAAGACAAACATCTCAGCAGCTTGCAATGGAACGTGATATGTTACAAATACTTCTTCCAGATCCTTTAAAAGCAAATCCACAGCGTATTGCAGCTATAAATAAAAGAATTAAAAATATTAAATTCGATGATAAAAATTTAAAAGGAGTTCAAAGAGCATTGCGAAACTATATTCGTATGGTTCTACCAAGAGACTTGTATAGTAAAAAAGAAATTACTGATTTAATTGATGAAGTAAATAGAGTAACTGCAACTAATTTTGAATCAGTAAAAGATGAGGTTTTTAAAAAAGTAACAAAAAAAACTAACGAATCTTTAGAAACCTCATTGTTTAAAATTCTTAATAAAGAATACACTGTAATTCAAAGCGGAAGATTGAAGGGTGTTAAAATAGATAATAAAATTCGTAAAAAGTTAAACCGTATAAATAAATTAATAGTTAGTCCAGATGCTACAAGTGATCAAATAATAGAAGCAAATGTTGCATTATTAGATCAATACAACAAAATTAAAAAAGAAGAGGTTGAAGGTGAAAAGGGTGGTGATGTTATTATAGTTAACAAAACAGAATTTTCTGAGAATGATTTAGAGGCAATGGCTGAGATTACTTTAGCTATGCAAATAAATACTTCATTTACTCAAGAAATGAACGATCCTAATAAAACAACTCAATTAAGCTCTGTGATAAGTAGTCTTAATCAAATTGAAGCAACTGGTAAAGCAAATCTTGAATACCAGTTATTACAAGATGCAATTAAATACAGAGAAAACGAAAGAGCTGTATATAAGGATATGACAGGTATCGATATTGATGCTAAACAATCTCTTATTGATCAAGGAATTCCTGAAAATGAAATAACGGAACACATGATTACTAAAGAGTTTCAAGCAATAAAAAAAGATCTTTCTCTTGACGCTAAAGAAAGGGGAGGTTTAAAAGCTAAAAATGTTATAGCAAGATTTAGAGGTTCACTTAAAAGTTTAGCAGCAGCTATTGAACAAGGTGTTTTTGGTACAGCAGAAGATATGACTGGATTAATTGATAGAATTTCAACACAGCCAGGTGAAATATTTGAAGGAGCTACTCAAGACATAACTCAAAAGGAAATACGTAAAGCTTCCAGGATGTTTAAAGGAAGAATGCTTAACCAGCAATTAATTTTTTCTGAAAAAATGACTGAGTTGTTTGGTAAAAGATGGACAGCAGTAAATAGAAAAAATTCATCCTCAACAGAAACTATTGTTCGTAGTGTAGTAAAAGATGAAATGTTACGAGACCAATTAAATGAGGTTCAAAAAGTTATTACTAAAAAAAATAAATCAGAAGTAGCTGCTAAAGTAAAAGAGATACAAAAGAAAATACAAGAGAATACAATCGATATTAGTCAGAATCAATTGATGTATTATTATTCTCAAATGCAAGATCCTTCGCTAAAGCAAAGTATGATAAATACTTTTGATGCTACACGATTAGGAAATGAGACTTTTAAGAATGAATTTGAAAGTCGTATAAGGCAAGAAATTGCTGATAAATTAGATAATAAATTAATTCAATTGTCCGAATGGATGGTAGGAGAATATTATCCAGAAGCATATGAGCATTATAATAATACTTATAAAGAGATTTACAGAACTGATATGCCATGGAATCAATTTTATGCTGGTAGGGTTTATAGACAAAACGAAAATGATGCTGAAGGATTAGATTTATTAGCAGATAGTCAGTCATGGATAACAAATGTAGGTTCTGCGAGTTCTAAGGCAAGACAGGCAAACACCAATCCAATAAATAAAACAGATGGTGTAGATGCATTGTTAAACTACACTAAAGACATGGAGTATTTTGCTGCATATGCAGTTCCAATTAGAAATATTAATAAAATATTTCAATCTCCATTAATTAAAGAAACGATTAAGGATAAGTTTGGTCCAGAAATATGGAAGTATATTAATGATTCTATTACAAAAATTGCTAATAAAGGAATACAAAATCAAAACGAAACAGCAATAATAAATGCATTTAATAATACATTTTTATTATCTCGTTTAGGTTTAAATCCAACACTTATTTTAAAGCAGATGACTTCATTTGTTACATATGGTAATGATATAGGGTATATTAATTGGGTAAAAAATGCTGCTATGAGTACGGTTAAAGCACGTACATTAGTAAAAGAAGTTTTAGATAACTCTGTGGTTCTTCAAGATAGGTACGGTCAAAGTATTACCAGAACTGTAGAAAACTATAGTGACGATAAGTTTGAAAGAATGAATGGTGGCTTACTTCAACGATTTGGTTTAACCAACGAAAAGCAAGATCAAATTAGTAAAATACTAATGTGGACTACAATGGCTGGTGATAAGGGAGCTATTTTAGTTGGTGGTGTGCCTAATTATTTATATTATAAAAATAAATTTAAAAAAGCAAATCCTAACGCTACAGAACAAGAAGCAATTGATCATGCAATTATAAAATTTGAAGCTGACACTTTAAGAACTCAGCAATCATATGATTTGCAAGACAAAGATTATTTTCAAACTAAAGGAGCAATTGTAAGAGCCTTTAATATGTTCTTAACTACTCCAAAACAATATTTCCGTAGAGAAATTATTGCATTTAGAAACATGTATAGAATTATTAAGAGTCGTGGTAAAGAAGGTAAGGGAGTTTTAAAAGATAATGGAGAATTAGATTACGTAAGAAGTTTAACAAAGGCTGGAAGAAGTTTAGCAGTGTACCATGTGGTTATGCCAGTTTTATTTCAGTGGGTGTCTCAAGGTCTCCCTGGTCTTTTAAGAGGGGCTGATGATGAGGACAAAGCAGACCTGGTAAGAGCAGGTATTTTAGGTAACTTAAATGCTTTATTTATTCTTGGTAAAGTTGCAGAGTCAATAATTGAAGCATCAGCTGGAAAACCATGGGTAGGAACTCCATCTACAATACCAGTCTTAGGGCAAACAGCTTTATTAGCTAAATTATATACTGATATCGGTAAGATTAAAGATCCTGTTAAAAGACAAGAAAAGGTGAATAAGTTTATGTCTGAGGCAATTGCTTTAACAGGTATACCAGCAGGACAGCTTCGTAAAATGATGAGTAATTTTAGCACAATTGGTGAATCAAAAGATTTGGGATCGTTTATATTAAAGTTATTTAATTTTTCTAAATATGCTCAAGGAGACAAGGGTGGAAAAACAGAAAGAGGATTGTTTGATTTGACACAAGCCGAAATGAAAAAATATAATCCAGAGATGTATAAGAGACAACAAGAGCTTAAAGAAAGAATGCCTAAACCAAGAGATATTCAAAAAGAAATAAAAGCAGAAATTAGGAAAAAATTACTTGATGAAATATATGATTAAAACTAAAAGTTTTTAGAGTAGTTTTTACGTTCTGCTTCTAATTTATAATACAAGAAAGCTTGAAATCCATTAACATGAGAGTCGGTTGGGAAAAAGTATTTCCAACCTTTTGACCTTCCTTTATTAATGTAATAGAAAAAAGCAACAGCAACTTTGCCGCCAGTTTTTACGAAGTTTACGCAAGCTGTATGGTCTGAAGTTGGTATAATTTCTTCAACTGTAAATGTTTCGTTGTTTACGTTTCCAACTCTTGCTATATTAGAGTATCTTTCAGCAATTGTATTGCAAAAAGCTTGTAGTTCTGTAGCGATTCCTTTATTCATAGTAGTTGTTGAAGTTTTTGTATTCTTAATAGTACTTTAGCTGATTGAAGTAATTTTTTAAGTCTTAGTATTTCTTTTATTATTTCTTTTTGAGAGTCGTTAGATTTCATCAGATAAAGATTTAATTAATTCATTCATGGTATTTACAATATTTTTAGCTTTTTTCTTAACAGACTCATGATCTCTATCCATTAAATCTTCATAAAGATTATCTGTCAATGAATGTAAATTATTAGTTACATAATTTATATGATTAATAGCTTGAACATCATCAGCAGAAACAGGTTTTGTCATTGTTTTTTTATATTATAATCCATTAAGAAATGTATTTACTTTTCGTTCAAAAACTGAAAACTTATCACCTAATCTATGATCAGCATCTGCGACTAATTTATAAAATTTTTCGTACTTACCAGTGTAGTGTTTTAAACTCTTATTTAAAGCCTCTACTTCCAAAGTTAAGTTTTTATTTTCATTTATTAATTGCGTAATTCTTTTTTTTACCTCTGAATCATTTACTGGCACAAAGTTTTCAACATTTCCAAGCCACTTAAAAACAATATTATTGTATGAATGTTTTGCCTCAGAATCATATTTTATAGTATATGGAAGCTGCTTTAGGCCATGTATTACAGTAGCATGATTGTTGTTAAAAACTTTTGAAATATCAATAAGAGTCATTCGTAAATGTTTCCGTAATAATTCGTATACAATAGATCTTGCAAAAACATACACTTGTACTCGTGATGTATTATTAGCCATTAAATCAATATTTAATTCCTCATTTACATTTAATATAATTGTTTTAATCGTTTTTTGTCTTGGTGATATACCCATTTTTTTATCCTTTATACACTTCGGTTTTAAAGCCATGATTTTCTAATTCTTTTAGTCTATATTTTTGTAGTTCTGAAACTACCCCCTTTGGTGTTTTAACTTCTGAAAATAAAACATCACAACCTTTTGGTAGCGCAATTAAATCTGGAATACCATTTTTGTTTGTTTTAATTAATTTTATCACATAGTATCCTTCAGACTCTAACTCTTTAATCCTTTTGTTTTGTATCTGTTGCTCTGTCATCCCATAAGTTGTTTTCTGTTAAATATGCTGGATTCATCATTGGAATCCACATTGACTGTGGCTTACCAAAAACCCAAATTGTTTTAAGAGTCTCTCCTAATGTTTCTTTTGTTTCTTCTGTCATTTTTTTCCGTTTTTTTTCCAATCAATCCAAAAACCCACACCTACAATAACGTGCAAAAAAATAGATAAAGAGTATTCGTATAGATTATGCCAAGAGGTAAAGTGTAAGTGTACGTGTCCTATTATCCAAAAAGGTATAGCCATTTGTTGACTGTACCAAATTAAAAAAAATTTCACAAACCTCATTTGTTATCTCTTTTAAAATGTCTCAATGTATAATCTTTCTTTTTGGTAACAGCTTTGTATATATCTTTTTCAATACCACCTTTAGCAAATATCCAATATACATCACTCTCTAATCTTTCTTTAGTTGTCATTCTATCTCTTGACTGCCAATAGCTTGTAGCTGAAAAATCTATATTGTAATACACCAAAGCTTCAGCGTTTTTTAAACTGATCCCTTCACGACCACTTACTATCTGTAGAGCGATGCTTTTTTTTGTGGTATTGAATTCCTCCAACTCTGTACACAATTGATCTCCATAAACTTTTTTTAATGCGTTAAGCTCTTGCTTAAATTTATAAAAAATTCCAACCTTTACATCTCCAAAGTTGTCGTTAATAAACTCAGCTTTGCTTAAATCCAATATCATAGAGTTACCAGACTCAAATTTTACCGTTCCAGAATACATTTGATGTAGCTTCATCATTAGTTTTACTGCTGTATCAGCCAATATAACGTCATCAGTACCCTCTACAACTAAATCTTTTTTTAATTTGTTAGCTAATTGGTATGTGATAGGATTCATTTCAACCTCTAACACATGTTCTTTGGTCTCTACCTTAAAACCAGCTTCTTTTTGAGTATAGGATAGTGTATATGGTTGCATTTTTCGTATAATTTCTTCTGAACCATCACTATAATCTCTGATACTGAATCCACCAATAGGTCTTATTTTTATTTTAACGTAGTCCTCACAGAATCTGTAAAAACTTTTGTATCCGTTAAAAGGATTTTTAGGTATTGCGTAGACTTGATGATACATTTGACTGTAAGACTCAGGTGTTGGTGTTCCTGATAATAGTATTACATAGCATTTGTTTTTAGCTATAAGACTTTTTACTTGCTTGGCTCTCTTACTTGGTTTTGGAAATGCTCCCATACAATGAGCTTCATCCAAGACAATCATATCCCATCCCTTTTGATCTATCTTGTGTAATGACTCGTAGTTTATTACAGTAATTTTGTAAGAAGGATTTAATAGTTTGTAATCGTCTTCTATACTGCTTATTGCTTTCTTTTTAGTGATAAATAAAAGGTTTGATACTGGCAAAAGCTCACTTACACCCAAGCTCGTGAGAGTTTTACCAGTACGCACCTCCATTGCAAGATACACAAATTTGTGTACCTCCAATAAAGGTAATGCCTTGTTTATCATTTCTAATTGATAGGTTCTAAATTCCATATTAAAAATCAAAGTTACCGTTAGTTTCTAATTCATGCTTTGTTCTGAATCGCAACCATCTACCATGCTGGTCTCTATCAGCTTCAGGTTTACACTCATATTTAAACAAAGAGTATGCTTCAAGCCACTTGTTAAACTTAGTTCTTGAAACAGTCATTTTTGATTTAGGTGCAAAATCAGGATTATCTTCAACAAAGTCTAAATACAAATCGTTCTTATAAACCTTTCGACCTTTAACTAATTTATCATTAACATTGTTACTTCCAATTAATCCACACCACTCCAAAAACTCATGACATGTTCCAGCGGATAGCTGTCGTATTTTTAGGTTTACAAACTTAGACTTAATTAATCCATGCATCATGTATTCTTGTAGGCAACCAATCATGTAGTTGTCAAACTCACACCACTCATCATCATCCCACTCGCCAAACATAAGTTTGCCAAACTCCTTCAAAGGGGTTAAGTCTTTAGTGTAATGCTGTGCTAATTCCAATTCCCATTTTCTTCTTGCAAATGACGAACCTTGTCCTTTGATTGCGTAATTTGTAGTTATAGCAATTTTTGGAGATTTGCTAAATGGAATCTTAATAGCATCCTTATTTTTTTTCTCCAATACCAACCCCTCTGTTATAACACTAAATAGTCTCTCAAAATCAAAATGTTTTTTAACATCATCAAAACATAAAATCTGAGTATCTACACTTACAGTTTGATAAGCAAAACTTTTCTCAAAATTAAATGACTTACCATCTATAAATACTAACTTCTTCATATGACTTAAAGCGTTCATAAATAAGCCCTTTCCTGTTCCACCTTCAGGATTGTCAGAGATAACCTCATCATTTAAAATTACTGCTGGACAATAGGAAAGATTTTTCCATTGGTGTAATAGATATCCTATTGTAGACTTCATAGATTTTATTCTACTATCATCCTGACCACATATGTTAGTTATAAACTGCTGGTAGTCACATCCATCTCCATCACATAACCGAAAGTTTCGGTCAATTACATGGTCTTTCCAAACGTATCCACCTAAATCTAAATAATCAATTTTTACAACTGAATCATGTTTTACTTTAACAGCTCCATTCTTGTAGTAAAGATATGCAGTGTCTTTGTTGTCCTCAATAAAATAAACATCTATAGAAGATAGTAAAGTTAAAAACTCTTCTCTAAAATAGCGAGTATGCTCTGCGAAATAATTATACACTGACAAGTCATCTACCTCCAGTAAATAATTTAAAATAAAGTCTTTAATTTCTTTTTCTGATGTATGGTCAATAAGGTTGTTTGTTACTTTTACAAACACATAATTCTTACTGCCTTCAGGATTAAACTTAAAAAATCCACTCTCTTCTAAAAATTGTTTAAACAGTATGTGTACTATTTTTATAACTCCTTTGTCGTTCTTGGTCCAAAACTGGTTATTAGCATTTTCTTGATCAAGTCTTGATATTACATTCTCTATTGTCGTAGGCTCTACATCAGAGTTCTCAAGCTCAACTCTGATATCTTTTTTTGACACACCACGCTTTAGCTTCATTCTGACGTTGTTTACCTTGTCCTCGTCTTCGTAGTACTTAGTTCCAAAGTTATGCTTCTGTGCGTAAGCGCTTTCAATAGTTCTTTTTATCTCGGACTGTGTAAATGTTTTTGTTCTGTAGTTCATTAAAACAGATTCTGCTAAAGATTGATACACACCAAAGTCATTAAAAGCCGCAGCTAAAACATAAGCATTGTTATTTCTCTCTCCTTCATTCATTGGGAACTTTTTATTCCACCACTTCACGAGAATATCTACTATCTTATTTTCATCTGTAACTGGTATTGTAGGAATGTCTGAGTGCTTATTAACTTCTATGTATTCTTGCTCTTCAATTTTATCCCACAAACTTGACTGAGCATTTATGTGAATTAGGGGATCATAAGACTCATAGCACACTCGTGAGATGTTTTTACATGTCTTATCAAAGTATTCGCTGTCGTAATAATTTTGAAGGCTTAGAAAGTAGCTTTTGTGATTATCTGCTATTGGTGGTATTTTTACTAATGCTTTTAATCCATTTCCACTTGGAGATATAAATACACAATAAATGTACTTGTCTTTAGATAGCCTTTCTTTTTCTTGTAATAAATCTCTATTAGACTTGTAACCATCAAAATCTAAACAAATAAATCCACTGTGTTTTTTCAAAGCGTTATCTGCTCTCTTTGAGAACTCCCCACTAAAGCATATTGCTGGTAGCTTTTGTTTTAGTATGTTTCTGTTCTCTTTGTCTTTTTCTGCACGTATCTTTTTTACTATGTCTTTTGAAGCCCCCTCTTGTATCCTCGTAAGTACTAAATTTATGTTTCTGTAAAAAGGTCGTGATGTCTGTTTAATGTCTTTAAATAACGTAATGTCCATTTTATGTCGATTTTATGTCGTTTTTTAATTATCTAAATTCTTGTATTCTAACTACTTATATTCTTTAATGTTAGTAATGCTAATAATAATATAAAAAGTATAGATAATAATAGTTGATTAATAATTTTTACTATAGAGTTCAGTAAAACCCTTTAAAAGTGACATTTGTCACAGTTTATCGCCAAGAAAAGGGGCAAAAGCCCCCTTTGTCTTAGTGATGTGTAGTTGTTTAGAAGGGGTTATCCTCTTCAGTTTTTTTCTCTTCAGTTTTTGCTTCAGGCTTAAATGTGTCGATAGCCACGTAATGTGTTTTTCCGTACTGGTCTACCTCTCTTTTTTTCTGAACAATTAATTTAACGTACTCTTTGTTGTTGTACTCGAACTTCCAGTCTTTCGGAAGATCTGATAAACACACAGATATTGCTACTTGGTCTCCTTCAAACTTTGATTTTCCACTTCCTACATAAATTTTCTCAATTGAATCACTCATCTTATTTAATTTTAATTGTTTGCTCCATGTGGTTTAATGTAGATAACATAATATTATTTTTATGTTCTACGCTGTTACAAGACATTGGAACTTCTATCCACATAACAGATTTTTTTGGTGTAAATTTCAGTAGCTTATAATATTTGCTTATGAATGTACGAATGTATATCTTCAGTTGCTTCATTGCTAAAATATTTTTGATAAACCTCAACAGCTTGTTCTACTTTTTCTTGCCCTCCTCTTAAAAAAGAATCAGAACATTCAAAAATACCTAATCTTGCTGTACGCTTATCTATTACTAAAAAAATTAATGGCTTACCAAAGAGTCTTTGGTATACATAGGCTTGACTATCATAGTTATAAGTCTTGGCGCTATACATAAATTTATCTATGTCTCCACTGGTTTTTATGTCCACTAACAAACCCTTGTTATGGTTTACAATATCAGCTTTACCCTTCCAGTCTAAAGACATAATCTTTTGTATCTCTGGAACTTCAAACTCATTTCCATCATCATAAATATAATCAAACATCTCCATGTTAGAGGTCATCTTAGTGCATAAAAAATCAAGGTGTTCCCTTTCTTTTGATAGTAACAACATCTCCCCAAGTGAGTTCTCTAATGCTTCTTTGTACTTAACAGAGTTTCTTGATGTAACATCAACCTCAATAAAATTGTCTATTTTTTGTGGCTCTAATATTTTAGTGTGAAAATATCTTCCTTCCAACATTGGCTTGGTCATCTCCTGATTAACTCTAAACTGCGTTGGATTTTTTAACAGCTTTCCTATGTCGGAATTCGATAAGTACTGCTTACCGAACTCCCCATAGTATTTAGAGTCATCTTCAAGGTGTTTTAAGATCTCTGATTTATCCATTTTTTATAGCTTTAGCAAGTTCCTTTTTTACAACAGCTTTCATGTTGTACTTAGTTTCTAATCTTTTAGCAATCTCCTCAAGACCTAAAGATTTATTTTTAGCAACAAAAGAAAGAACCTTTACCCAGTTTGTATCTCCAATATCTAAGGTAATAAGAGTTTTAACTTTCTCTGCTTTAGGAGGTGTTGCAGTCACGTTTGTAGTCTCTACTAAATCCTCTCCAGCATACAAGCTTAATCCAAGTCCATGCATTGCAATAGCTTTTGCAGTTGCTCTTTGGATTGCTGTGTTTACATCCATGGATGTGATTTTATCTACAGTAATTGATTTCTGTCTGAAATCTTTAATTGGAAGATAATCAATATGCTCAATATTGTTTACTATAATACCAACCTTTACATAACCAGTTACACCATCAGTGAACCAGTTTAGTCCAGTCTCAGGAGATTCGTAAACATTTCTTTGTGCATCTGAATGCTCTAATTTTAGGTATGCCCATGCATTAGCCCATGATAGGTAATCGAGATTACCTTTTTTCTCAATTTTGCTTTTTACGTTTATCGCAACCAGCTTTTCAAAATAACTTTTCTCTGTACTCATTTGATTTGATTTTAATTAATAATTGATTTTAACTTTAACTGAAGCTCTGCGTATTTATGCAAGGCTTGTTCTCTTTTGTTTTTTAGATTTTGAATGTGTTTGTCGTTTTTACGAGTATTAACTTCATTCTTGATTTTATTTTCTATAAGCTCCAGCTTATGTAAGCAATTTGATATTCCTAATTTTATACAGCCCACGTTCCATCCACTTTCTTTAAAAAAAGAATACTCTATTTGAGTACACTCAGTGTAGTAATCCCCACCTTTAGTTGTATTCATTATTCTAATTTCATCACTGAATTTATGAATCTTAACACCCATCTTCATTACATTAAATCCTATAGGCTGGTCACTAAAAACTGGCTCATTTTGATTCATTGCCTGATGTAAGATTTCTTTTAACGTGTACATACTAATTGTGTAAAATTTCAGTAATAAGATTCTTGTAGTCTGAATCTCCATCTATTAATTCTTTAGCTTTCTTATAGCTGTAAATAATATTAGAATGCGTCACTTTGTGACCATTCTCTTCCATGAATCTCTTTATATATGAAACTCTAATTGGTCTTTCCATACACAGATAATAAAGCATCTGTCTTGCATCTACAATGTCTCTTCTTCTGTTCTTTTCAAACATCTCATCTAAAGTGATGTGAAATTTCTTAGCTATTGCTTTAGCGTAAACATCAAATATATCTCTTTTCATTTATTTGGTTTTTAGTTTGATTAATTCAAACTGCAAGTGATCTATTGCTTTCTGAATATCTTCATTAGGATTCTCGTGTTTACTATATGCTCTTAGTATGTAAGTACATGCAGTTCCTAAATTGTAATTTAGATTAAAATTTGTCACTACCTCGATGGCAGTGTAGTTGTTGTCTCCATCGTAATAAGAGGGTGTATCAACTTTTACTTCTTCTAATGTATTGGTGCTTGTCCAATGTTGTCTGTCTATTGCCATTACGTTATGTTTTGTACCACAAAAACCCCCACATTTCTGTGGAGGCGATTGTTTAAATCAACTACAATTCAAACTGGTTAGATACCTAAAGGGACTTCATCCTCTTCAATCTCTGTAAATTCTGTGTACTCAATTTCTTCTGTTTTCAATTCTTGCTTGTCCTTGTTAGGATTAAATGATAGGAAAAGCTCTCTTAATTCAATATAGTTTTTTGTCATGATTTTATTAAACTTTAGTTATACTTGGTTTGTAAAGATACTATAAATACATAGTAACTAAGCTATGTTTTTTAAAAAAGATACGACAACGTACCCAAGAAGATATGATGTCGTACCCAAAAATACTTGTTATTGCCCATCTATGAATTGCTTTCCAGCACCATGTTTACAAATTCGTCCACATGTATTTTGTGTGCGTAATCATGCTCTTCTTTCATAGCATGTTCTAACTCCTCTCTATCGGTTTCTTCTTCAAAATTGTAATATAGATTTTCCATCCATGAGCCAACATCATCCACGTATCTACTCTCGTGATAGGTCATTTCTTTGTGGTCTACAATTCCTTTTTCATTAAATTCAACTATACCAGCAAAATCGCAACCACACTCATCATACTCCATATTAGCAGTCAGGTTGTAGTAAATACAAATCTGCTCAACTAAGCTTATTGGTGGACTCCAAGCACTATCTCCAGCAATCGTAAAGTCATCAGCATCATCATAATTGTAACTCTTTAAGCAAAATTCCCACCATTTTGTTCCATAGGTGTAACACATTTGATAACGCTCTATATTCACATGTCTTTCCTCCAAAACTTCAAGGCTATCTCCAACCTTACCCTTGTCTAAAACAAAGTCTCCAAACTCTGTAAAGTAGTTTGTTTTGTCATACTCCTTGAACTTGTTTTTTAATTTTTTAAGCTGTGTAGCATCTCCATTAAACACTACGTGATTCCAACAATTGTTTGCCATTTTATTTAATTTTAATTATTTGACTTATGTCGTGAATAGGGGAGAATCGAACTCCCCAAGCACCATGCTATTCTATTGTTATTATTAGTAGCTTGATTCAACTACAACCACATTGTCTTTCACAATAATTTGACCAGTATCTTCCCACTCTTCTCCTCGCCACTCTACCTTACCACTAATCTCTACGTCCCATACCTTGAACACATACTTAATTAGATATTCTAACCACTCCACGAACTTGTAGAATTTCTCTCCCTCATCCCATTGGAGGTATAGTTTCTCATCAGAACTTTTATTGTATGTGGTGTATCCCCATTCATTTACTATTTCCCATTGTAACCATATAGATGGTTTACCATTTGGTTGATAGCCATCCTCATGTCTCTCGTCGTGAAACTTTTTGTATACTTTAAGCATATCGTCTGTAAGAGGTTTATTGAATTCAAATCTTCCTCTAAAATCTGTAGTGTATCCCATATCGTTTTATTTTATTTTTATTAATGATTTGTTAATGCGTAATACGAATTGCTGTAGCTCGTAAATTTCATCACTACCAATTCTGTCGCTCCAACCCAGCATTTCTTTTATCTGAGTTCTTAAATCTATCATGTCCAATTTCATGGTCTTGATTGTTTTTTGAGATTCCATGTAGTCTCCCATTAGAGATGTTATTTTGTTAAAATCTCTGTCTTTTTGTGTTTCCTTGTAGCTCATCTTATAATTGATTTTTATTTTGGCTTAATTGCCTTTACCACCAAAAACCCACTCCGTTTTGGAAGTGGGTTTGGCTTATTAAGGGATCTGTTTAATCGTTCTTATTTTCTTGTACATATTCATACAGCTGAGTTGATATCTGTGTCTCTAAAAAATCATAGTAGAAAGTTGTAATATCCTCTCCATTTAAGAACACTTTAGTAACCTCTAACTCATCCTCTGGAGGCGATTCATAATCTCCATCATCCCAGTAGTAATCGTAATGGATTTCTAACTCATATGCGAACGCTTCTGTAATCTCGTAAACTCCTTGTATCTTCATATCTCAAAGTCTTTAGTGAATGTCCAATCGTAGCATCCATATCCATGATTAGTTGTGTAGATGTATCCAAGTGATACAAGTTTAGATACAATCTTATTTGCGTGTGCTTGAATTACATTGTCGTAAACTCCACCACTATTGTCTCCCAAATAACCACTACTTACTTTTGCATAGTTATCCTTTTCTAATGTCTCGATGCATCGAGATGCATAGTCTTTTACTTTTTGAATATCTTCTGTTGTCATAATTTATCTATTTATTGTGTTATAATTTCCAGCCCTTGTGGAGCAACCTCTATTGCTACCACATGACATTAAATTAATTAAAATTAATATGGCAAATGATATTGCCATTACTCTACTAAATACTTTAAATGATTTCTTCATATTATAATTGGAATTGGTTTAGTTTTTGCTTGTTATTACCCAGTGGTTTATGACCTTCCAAATCAG